CCAGCCGTTTAGCCTGTGCCAGTGCCGCCATCCGCTAAACAGCAGAGGTTTGGCCAGCTTTGCCCCGTCCTTTTCCGGTATAAACCGTTCCAGCGCCGTTTTTACAGACAGCGCCATGGTTTCGTGTGCGCTTACCTCGCTGTCGGGCAGGCCGTCGTGCGTTTGTACCTGCTGCGCATACACATGCACGCGCACCTTTAGCGGGGCCTGTCGTGCTGCATTGCTCACAAAGTCGAAAGCAAGCTGCTCCGGGAACTCCACAAAAAAGCCGGTGCGGTAAGGCCATCCCTTGTTTTCGTACTGCATGTTAAACCACTGCGTGTTTTCGGCAGCGGTTATCCCTGCCAGTTGGGTTTTAATTGCGTTGTAAATGTCGTGTAACATGGTAAAATTGTTAAATGGTTAAATTGTCAAACTGGAAACTGAGACTGCGACTGACTACTCAAAGATTTCCTTCGCCATACGGTTAAACTTATCCTGAATACGCTTAAACAGGGCATCGCTGGGGCCAATCATTTGGCGCTGCGGCATGTCGAAGCCCGGAGGCCGCCCAGCCCTAAGGCCTTCGTTATGTACTTCAGTGTATGGTAAGGCGCTGGTGAACTCTACTGCATGTTCGGTTGTGGTGGTGTCGCCCTGCCAGCTGCGGCGCATTGCCCCGCCCCTGTTTTCGCCAATAAGGGTAGGTTTTCGCCCCTGTTTCTTTTTCTTCCACTTGTCGTAACTGCCCGGCTTTTTTTCAAAGCCCTGCCGTTTAAAGTTGTCGGCAATAAATTGCAGCCCTTCAACTTTGGCAATCCGAGGCAGGTCTTTAATAAATTGCGGAACGCGCCGGGTTATCTCCTGTATTTTTCGTTGAAAATTGTTAGCCATTTTCGAGGTATTTTTTCAGTAATTCATCAGCCTTTTTGTTTACCTTTTTAGCATCAGACTTACTGGACGAAGATTGATAACCATTCTTGTCTGAAAACAGTTTTTTGTCTTTTCCCGGATTGTTGTCGAATCCTTTATCAGGTTCAAATCCTTTAGCCGCTGCCGGTTCGTAAACGGGTTTATCGGTTTGGGTAACATCGCAGCCGCAACCCCATCCGTTTGGAGGGTAAATGCTGCCCCACCTGGGGTCGTTTAGCGGCAAAACCATTCCATCTATGCGCATGTGTTCAGGCCGTCCGTCTGGGTTGCCGCTGTGCCGGTATTCCAAATTTGGATACAGGTCGGCATTTTCTTCAAATCCAGCCCACTTTACAGCCATTTGCGAACTGGCTTCGGCCTGTTTAAATTCTGTTTTAAGCCAGTTTATGTTGTATTGTTCTGTAAGCGGCTGGGCTGCCTTTTTAAAATCGTTCCAGTTCCGGGGTTTTCCGTTGTCGTCAACCAGCAGTTGAGCTAATGCCCGCTGCTCGTCGTGGTTTTTAAAGGCGGCAAAGGTGGCTGCATTTATCCGCAGTTCTTCGGCTAAATCAGCATACCGGTAAGTATCTGTGAATTTTAAGCCTGCGTTGCTCATTGCTTTTAACAAGCTGTTAAAATTCAGTGCCCATACTTCCGGATCTATGATTGCCGCCTTTCCTTCAAAAAAGCGTTTTAGCCATTGTTCAAGCAGTTCACCAGGGGTGGCTGCTACCATTTTTTTTTTACCGGAACTGGCCTGCGCTTTGGTTTTTATGTCTCCCGGTACTTCGTCGCCTTCTTCGTCGTACTCAGGATCTTCCGGGTTACCGTTTCTTTCGCCCTGTTTGGGGTCGAGTTCGGTAAACCGTATTTTATCGCCGGGTTGCAACGGGTACCCGTGGTAAATTAAAAAGTAGATCAGCTCATAGTTCACATAGTTGCTCAGGCGGCGCAGGCGTGCGGCGTGGTAGTCGTTTAATATCCGCTCGTGCACTTCTGCCGATCCAACAAACGCTTTCTCATCGCTGGTACCGGTTTGTCCGTTCATTAATTTACTAATCTGCTCATCAATCAGCCGGATGTTTTTTTCAAAAATCTGGTAACCTGTTGGCCCTGCTTTCGACTCCAGCGTGTCTATCTCGTCATCCGAGTCGGTAATAAAATAAGCGTTGTTGGCAAAATTGCGGGCAGCCCGTTCGCGTTTATTCAGCTCCTCACCTTCGGCATCAGTTTTAATTACCAGGTGTGGCTTTCCCCACTTTTCCGAAAGTTCGCTCCAATCCCTCCGGGCAAATGCTTTCCAAATTACTTCGCGGCTCACCAGTTCCAGCAGTCCAAGGTCTTCGGGTTCGCCAATTTCTACCAGGAAAAACTTCCACGGATTGTCACCGTAGGGAATTCCGCTCGTGTCAGTTTCATTTATAATAACATTCCGGTTGTGGGGATAAATGTTTTTCCGCGAAAACACGGAGCAGCCTACCCATTCGCCGTCTTCATCCTTTTGCCCGAATTCCACCACGGTGTAACCCCACATATCGTAGTCGAAATAAGCCTTCACAAACTGCGAAAACCAGGGGCGCATAAACAGCTTGGTCAGCTCGTCATTATCGTTATCATCGCGGGTGATTACGAATGGCGAAGCCTGTAGTTTGTTCACGGCCACATCGTATTGGCTGCGCACATGCGCGTCGGTTATGGTATTGCGGTAAATCTCATACAGCTCAAGCCAGCTTGGGTTGTTGATGTCGCGGGCATTCTCCACTGCCTGGCGAAGTGTGGCCATTTGCATTTTTACCCGGTCGGGCTGCGGGCGGTTTACCTCTTCGCTCAGCCGTTTCCCTTTCTTCCCCGCCTGAGACGGGGCAGGCGCGGCTGCTTTTGTATTTCGACTAAATTCGAAAGAAAACTTCATACTTTGAACTTTAAACTTTAAACTCTGAACTACATATAATACGGATCGTGACTTCGCTGATCATCGGCATCGAATCGGAACCGGGTCACTGCGGAACCGTCGTCGCCGGTCAGTTTATCGAGCGAACTGGCCAAACCTTTACAAACCGCAATAACATGCTTGTACTCCTTTTCAAAATTTTCTTTGATACGCTCCGGTATTTCATCGTCAACAACCGTGTTGTACAGGTAGTAAGCTGTAATGGAAACCAGGATGCGAACCAGTTCCTTGTTTCTTGAGGTTCCGGTTTTGGCCAGTTCGGCATCCACGTCATACGTGGCATATAAGCAACTCAGTTCACTTAAAGCCAACTGTTCGGCCTGCTCCAGATTTTCGCTGTTGGTGCCTTTCAGGGTGTCCAGCACGCTGGTTGAAATGGTTCCCTTAAAGTCGTTTTCCTCTAAAAATTGCAGGGCCATAACCTACTGTTTTTCGTAGTAAAACACCATGTAAAACCGTTCGGTAACGTTAAGAGAGAAAGGTTTGATTTTATTTTTGTTGATAAAATCACACAGGTCATCGGCGTTCATAAAGCTTTTGTTCGTAAGCTTCGAGCCGGTTTGTTTTGTTGTTGTTTTTGTTGCCATTTTTTTTGTTTTTAAGTGGAGCGCAAAAATTTGCGTCTCCACAATTATTCATAACTGGTTAAAATGCACTTCGTTCGGAGTTGTGGACATAACTCCCCTGCCGCGATGTTTGGCTGCGGCTGCTTTTTTTATTGCCGGTATTCAGCTTAAATATTCCCCCTTCCACGGCATCGGGGCCGTCGTCCCACTGGTAGTCGGGGAAGCCGATAAACTGGTTCCGCAATTCAATCATGTGTGGGTTGGTTTTCAGGGCTTCGTTAAAGCGGATAAAACCATAATCGGTAAAGGCAGTCAACGCCTCAATGCGTTGCTCTTTGTCGGGTTTTGCCCTCAAATCGCGCTTTATCATCAGCAGGTAGTTGTTTTCTTCGCCATATCGCCAGTACTCATCCAGCATAATATCCTGGATAAAATTGGCTTCCATCCAGTGTTTACAACTCACGTTGGTTGGTACCTGTTCGGCAATGGTGTAATGTGCTTTTACCATTTCGGGAGTGGTGCATTGCTGTACATAAACGTCAATGACATCGAAATACCTGCCGGTTTGTCCCAACAGAACAATGGCCTTGCAGTCTGAAAACATAGTCTTCTTATAACTGGGGTCGTTGTAGGTACACACCTTATCGTATGAGGCCAGCGGTTTCACCTTAATCCACGGGAGGTGCTCTTCTTTAAAAATACTGCCTTCAAACAGGTGTTCGTGAAAATACTCGCGCATGGCAATTCGCCAGCCCATACGCCTCATTTTTGCCAGTAACTGTTCGCGGCTGTAGTTCTCTTTCCATGCCGGAATTCCTTTTTCGCTCAAATCTTTTTTGTGGCTGCGCGGGTTTTCAAGCGCATATACTTCCAAAAAGTGGATGCCTTCACGCAACGGGTCCTCCGGTTCTATATTCCCGGCCAAATGTGCCAGTATGGATTTTTTGTGAATTCCGTTGCCTACACAAATAAGGCGGCTGCATTCAATGGGCATTGCCCCGTAAAAGTCGCCCAGTATCCAGTCCACTGCATCTTTTACAAGCGAAATGTTTTTAACAATTTTTGCATCGTCAATGTCGTCTATCAGCCCGTAGTTTGGCCGTTTTTCGGCCTTGCGGGTCCCGCGCGGGCTCTGCCCCCGGCCAAATGCCCAAAAGCCCACACCGTCGGCAGTTACAAAGTGGCCGTCTTTCCAGTTCCCCAGGCTGTATTGTTCGCCAAAGTCGGCAATGTACTGTTTGTTAAACATTAATTCGGCCTGAACGTCCGCAAGCAATCCGCGTGCTTTTTCCTGGTTTGCGCTTCCAAGCATCATTCCGGTGAGTTCACCCCGCGCTTTTAACTGGAGCGGAAGTATCACGCCGAATAATATAGATTTGGCGTGTTCGCGCGGAAACTTGTACACGCCCATCATATCTTTATTGTCGAGAATTTGTTTGGCCGATTTTTTATGAAACCATCCAAAAGGTTTGGTGGCCAGGTGGGAGCAATAGCGGGCGGCAAAAGCGCCGGTATCCGATAGCGCTTTTTTTATGGCCTTTGCTTTTTGCGTGGCCGATTCGCGCTTTACCGGGCTTGAACCTACAATGGCGGCTTTTTCCCTTAGCCACTCTTCGTATTCCCGTTTATCTTTTGCCGTCCAACTGCTCATGCTATTTGCGGATAAGGTTCATGTAGTTTTCGATGTGCGGCACCATATCGCGGGCCGTTTCCACATCTTCGCCCTTAACGTAGTTCGAAAACTGCCGGAGTATTTTTACCTTATCGCTCCATTCCAGTTCCTTTCTTTTGATGGTGGTAAACAACTTTTGCAAGGCATCAATCTCGCCTTTGGGTATCAGGCATTCTTTCAGGGCTTCCACATCCATGTCGGGAGAAAGCTTTGCCGAGAGTTTGTCCGATATCATGCGCACTACCCTGCTCTGGTGTGCCAGCGATGTAAGCGCGTCCTCCTCTGCCGTGTTTTGCTTAATGCTTTGTTCCAGGATTCGTTTCTTAATACCCTTTTTATTGGAGTATTTTGAAACGGTGTTCTCGCTTAATCGCAGTATCCGGGCAATTTCGGTTTGCTCAAATCCTGCCTTTAGCAGGGCTTCAATAGCTGTTTCATGGGCTTTCGCCATTTCTTTTGATTTACAATTTGAATCAAAATTCATAATTATTTATGCGTTTTTGAAAATTGTTGTCGTTCAATGCAAACTTTATTGTATTGAATGACAAGAAGTTTGCAAAGTGTTCAGGAATGATGAAAATTTGTTTCTGAATATTTATGCAAAACGAGTGGAATTAAAATTCAGCAAAATAGTCAATCGCGAAAAGCGCAGTATAGAAATGCTTCTGTACGGCGAGCTGGGCAATGAAGTTAACGGGCACGATTTCGCCCGTGAACTAAACTGGCTTGGGCGCGAATACGACGAAATAACAGTTCGGGTAAATTGCAACGGCGGATCGGTTTCCCACGGGCTTTCCATTGTTTCGGAAATGATGGCATCTCCTGCCTTTATTATTGCAAAGGTTGACGGTGTGGCTGCCAGCATGGCTGCTGTTATTCTGGCGGCAGCCGATAAAGTGGTGATGAACGATTACGCCAAAGTGATGATCCACTCGCCTTATTATCTGGCCGAAGATGGAAGTAAAACCACCAAACTGAGCGCAAAAGACCAAAAGGCGCTGAGAATGCTAAAATCGACCCTGGCCGAATTGCTGGCTAAACGCGGCATTGAACAGGACGAAATTACCCGGCTTATGCGAACCGATAGTTGGTTTACTGCTGAGGAAGCATTGTTGGCAAAAATTGCCGACGAGGTGATTCCCACCGGACGCAAAAAAGAGCTGGCCGCCCTCGAACCCTTAAAACTGGTGGCCATAATCCAGACTAAAAAATCAATTTTAAAAACGAGAAATATGGAGAAAATTCTGGCTCGTTTGGGTTTGGACGAAAACGCC